GAGATACTTGTTATGAATTTCGCAAAGAGTTCCTTAGGGATGCTGTTGGTTTGGCGTTGAAAAAAGGTTTGATAAAATAAAAAAAGTTTCCGACATATTACCTGTTTTGATGAGTTAAAATAGTATTGTAAGTAAGTGGGCTTACAATAAAGCCATACGCAGTAATCCGCTCACTATCCGAGCAAGTTATAAACCGTATGTGCATATATTTGGCTATGGTGTTCGCCGTATGATGGCATATGATAGCTGCAATTTATCATATGAATGATGCGGATAACTACCCATAGCTCCTACCGTGCGGCTTGCAGCGGTCGCACTGGTAGGTTCAAAACAACGGCATGAGAGACGGTAACTGTACGCAGCCCGTGAAGAAGCCCATAGAACGCAGAGCACCATATCTGTAGACTTGGGGTAGCCTTACCGTTGGGGTGATACAGCGGCATATTTAATCTACATAAATAATTTAGTCTTAAAAAGCCGTTGAAACACGGTAATATATATCAGAATTTAGCATATAACTTAATATAAACTGTTGGCAATGTGAATAATTTGCACATTGCTTTTTTATTTGCAAGGTGGTGATGGAATGAAGATGAACCTAACCAGCAAGATCAGGAAGATAATAAAAGCCTTAGAAATGAGAGGCTTTATATACCTCTATTCAAGGGAGCAAGTATATAGCCAGAAGCTATCTAAGGTATGTACTATGTACAGAATAGATTACCTCATGCCATGGGGAGAATACAAAAAGAAATTCCCGGATAAGGCAGAGCGGAAAAAGAATAAGGGTGTAAGTGTTAGGGTCGAAATGGCAAGATCATTTAGGGAGATAGATATTTTGCTATATATTGTTGATGTATTGAAGGCAGGTGATGAAGGTGGAGAAGTTAACCATTAAGCAAAAAGCTTTTGCTGATTATTATATACAGACTGGTAATGGGACAGAGGCAGCAAAACTAGCTGGATATAGTGAAAAGACTGCAAAAGTGATTGCGGCAGAAAACTTAACGAAACCAAACATAAGGTCATATATAGAAGAACGGCTTGCACCAATAGAAGGACGGCGAATAGCAACCGGTGATGATGTGCTTGAGTACCTAACCAGGGTAATGAATGGAGAGGAAAAAGATTCGTTTGGACTTGATACAAGCATAAGCGACAGAAACAAAGCAGCAGAGCTATTGGGCAAGCGTCTTTTGTTGTGGAAGGAACAAATTGATGTGTCAGGCACAGTAAACGTAGCACAGGTGTTAAAAGAAGCGCAGGAGCGTGCGAAGAAATGATCACCAAAGAAATGATTGAATTTGTTGCGCGGTTTGAACATGATCCTGTTGGATTCGTTAAAGCTATGTATCCTTGGGGAGAAGGAGAGCTTGAAGGACAATACCCTCAAACGTGGCAACTTGAATTGTTAAGCAGTGTAGCAGAGAAAATGCAATATGATCCGATGAAGGTACAACGATATGCAACTGGCTCAGGGCATGGCATTGGTAAGTCTGCTGTAAATGCTTGGCTCATTGAGTGGGCGCTATATACTAAAGTCGATGCTAAAGCTGTAATCACTGCCAACACAGACACACAGCTAAGAACTAAAACATGGGTGGAGTTGTCGAAGTGGCACAGGCTTAATATTGCTAGCGAAATGTTTGTTTATACAGCTACTTCACTATACAGCGCAGACCCAGCACATGAGAAAACATGGCGAGCCGATGCTATACCCTGGAGCAAAAGTAATCCGGCGGCATTCGCGGGCCTTCACAACAAAGGCAGCCGAATATTATTGGTGTTTGATGAAGCCTCAGAGATTGATGATGTCATTTGGGATGTTGCTGAAGGTGCAATGACGGATGATGATACAGAGATACTTTGGTTTGCGTTTGGGAATAGAACACGAAACACAGGAAAGTTTAATGACTGCTTTGGGAAAGATAAAAGCCGATGGGATACACGAAAGATTGACAGCCGTACAGTAGAGGTAACCAACAAGCGACTATTACAAGAATGGGTAGATTATTACGGCATTGATAGTGACTTCGTGAAGGTTCGTATACTCGGAGAGCCGCCATCATCCGGTGAATATCAATTTATCGGGCGTGACATTGTCGAAGCTGCTAGAGCAAGGACATTGGATTACCACAGTTATCAATTCGCTCCTGCTGTTATTGGTGTTGACCCTGCATGGTTAGGCAAAGACGAAGCATCTATATACGTTCGCAAGGGTAACTGGAGTAAGTTGCTTTACACAGAAGCTAAGAGCGATGACCATAAAGCCTTTGCACACAGGATAGCTCTTTATGAGGACGAATACAGGGCTGCAGCTGTTTGCATTGATATGGGATATGGCACAGGCGTATACAGCGAAGGTAAAGCTCTTGGCCGCAGGTGGCACTTGATACCATTCGCCAGTACAAAATGCGATATGGGATATTTCAATAAACGTGCTGAAATGTGGGGGAGTATTAAGCAATGGCTTATAGAAGGCGGCGCACTTGACCCGCTGGATAAAGATATAGCCGATGAACTAATGCTGCCGGAACTCGTTGCTAGCAATAATGGCACGATCAAACTGCAGCGTAAAGAAGATATGGCTTACAGTCCTAATAGGGCTGATGCTCTAGCGCTGACCTTTGCAGTTAGGCTCAAGGCAAGTTCATATGGACTGCCGGCGCAAAAAGCAAAAGCAGGCAAACAGGCATTGAGATATGACCCGTTAAAAGCTATGTATTAACTTTTAAATAAATCTAGCATAAAAGAAAGGGATGGTAACATGAGCAAAATTTTTAAAAGCCCATCATACTCTGCTCCTGCACCAGAAGCAACAGTAGTTGAGCCAGCAGCTCAAAGGGTAGAAGCGCCAACAGCTGACAACAACATCGCAGAAACAGCAGAGAAAAAGAAAAAACGCTATGGCTTTGCTAAGACTGTTGGTAGCGTAACTGGCGGCGACACATTGGGGGCGTAGCTATGGAGATTACTTATAGCGATGCAAAGAAGCTGCACAGCGCATTGTTTGCCGCAGAGGAATTCTCACGCCACAGGGAAATGTGGCTGCGTATCCAGGCTAAGCAAATACCGTTTTTGGGCGAACTTGGACAGACAGACCAGCTTATTAAAAAGGACCGCGGCATTGTCGATATGACAGCATGGCGGTCTAATTTAATTTTTGCAGGCGGTATGGCAAATGGCAGCGTTCCGCAGACTGTACAATGGTTTGACTTTGATGTAGAAACAGAAGATCAAGTGGCCAAAGAGATTGCACAGGGGCGCAGGGATACAGTCAGCCTTGCGCTTAATCATTCAAACTTTTATTCAGCTGTGCATTACGCATACCAAGAATTGACCTTTGGCCAGTCGCCGGTGGGAACATTCTTTGATCCATCAAGAGGTATTGTGTTTGAAAATTACAGTGTAGGCAGTTATGCTTATGCGCTTAACCAGTTCCGTGATGTAACTGCCTTTGCTGTCAAAAAGAAATTCACCTATAGACAACTTGCACAGAAGTTTGGTATTGAGAAGTGCCCGGATAAAGTTAAAAATGCTCTCAAAGAGAATAAAGGCACAGAAAGCACATTG